GCTACGTCTCCACTCTGCACCATCACGGCCTTCATGTCATCGAGTGCCCATCTGACGAAGCCACGCATGAGTGCGATGCCAATCTTCAGTCTACCACTCACACCGGGACGCACATACCATCCGTCCTCATAGGCACAGTTGACTGGTGCGAAGTAGAAGTGGACGACGTGACCGAACACGAAGCCACATGGCACACCACTGTCATCTAGCGCGCCACGGATGTAGTAGTCAGGACGCTCAGTGATGTTCTTGATCGTAGCCAATGAATGCTCATGGTCATACTCAGGACCAGTGATGCGGAACTGTGACTGCTCAATCAGTTCACCACCCAGTCGAGTGAACGCATCGATGTTGTGGTCTTCTAGTTGTACGATCATCATCGCCTGATGCCACCACGCAGATATGCAAGTGAGATGCTGATGATCCGTAGCCGTAGCTTCGTAGCACCGAAGATGCGTAGCTTCAGTAGCTTGAACTTCGTGTTGTATGCATACAGCCGTTCATCGGATGTCTTACGAACGCCTGTTGTTGACTCACCACCAGTGAACTCCATGGACAGCATTGGCACACGTGTGGAGTTGACAGTGACGATGTTATCTACATACGCCTCACATGTGAATGGTGCAGTGCCCTGTGCATCGAATGCAATGTACTTGATGTACTTGATGTCCATGCGATGCTTGAAGTCAGCCCATGGCAGCTCCCAGTCGAATGTGATTGGCTCGCCTGCACCACCTAGCACTGCTGGATCATTCAATCGGTCAGCGCCTAGATTTGGGTTGTCGAAGTCATAGACATACAGCTTGTTGCGACGACTGAACACAATGTTCTGTAGCGCAGTGCGACATGCTGATTGCCATATCCATCCACGTAGGCGTGCCCATGTCTGCACCTTCAGCGTGGGGATGTTCGTGTAGCTGAAGCAGACTGTCTCTACGATCAGGCCATTTTCATACCTAGGAAGGAACAGCATGTAGCGGAAGTGTCGTAGATCGTAGACTGCGAACACGTAGTTGGAGAGTTGTGCTGCACTCAGTGCAACGACTAACTCAGTAATCAGTGGATCGATCAGGTGCGAGATACGCACTGGCCTCAGTGTGTTGAAGACATTGAGACGACTGATCGAGTTGACACCCACATTATCGTTGAAGAATGTGTCGTCTCCCACAGATACAAGCGAGCGGTGCGATAGGCATCCGAACTCCTCAACAAAGCCATCATCTGTTGGCGCGTGGAATGCTGGTGATCCTGTATACACTCCGAGGTTGAGAGGCAACACACCACGCCCGAATGTGACGATGAGCTTGTCACGATACGCCACCATCCCTGTAATGGCTGCACTACCGAGTGAGACACGAGGCCCTAGGTCTAGCTTGATGCCATCATTCGGTGCTGCATCACCTACCCATGTACCACTGGTGTTAGTCTGTGAGATGTAGATGGTGCTTGGCTCATTGGGTATGCCAGCCATGATCGTATACTGACCATGTGCGATCACATACTTGCCAATGGGTGCATTGATGTTGTTGCCTGATGCCTTGTCTACCAAGTACTGTACTACTAGGTAGTTGGGATCACTGACACGACCAGCTACAATCAGTGGCTTGTCTTTGCCATTGACAATGATCAGGTCTGAGTTGAAGATGGTGAAGTCTACGAATGTGATGCCTCCTGGCCATGGTACTTCATCACCAGGGAACCTATGTCGTACGATGACATTACCTGCACCATCAACTGTGCAGATGTTGCCTGATGCTTGCACCACCCAGATGAAGCCAGCGAAGTATACATGGTTGATGATGTCTGAGGTGTCAGCGATCTGGTTGGTCAGGAGTGCTGTGCCAGGACGCAATGCCTGACTGCCATCAGTGCCACGCTCGAAGTTGTCTAGCACCTTAGCGAACTTAGGTGACATGTTGAGGTCAGTGTCAGTGATGTTCAGGCCACCTTCGAATGACCTGATCGTACTGATCTGTAAGTTCGACTGAGGCTGCTCACCACGTGGGTTGAGGTTGCCTGATGTCTTAGTTAGGTACACGCTGTGCTCCTTGCACGCCTGCTACTTCATGACTCATGCACTGCGACTGTATCGCTTGGATGAACTGAGCACAGACCTCGTATGGCTGCTTGGCGAGCATGGCCATGACTGCTTGCCACTGCTGTGCAGAGAGTGTCACTGCAATCATGTCATTCGCATTCATGTTGTCCTCATAGGTCTGCGGATGCGGTGAATGCGCCCTCTGCGACCAGACCGCCCGCTGCCGTTGCGATCGTGATGGCATGAACGGTTGCGTCGGTTATTGCACCAACAGTAGAACTGCTACAGTTAGTCTGTGTTGTGAAGTTGCTGGTCATCGTTGGGGATGCTCGCATACGAACGGGCAGCAACATACTATGACCAATGCCACTGCCGCCTGCTGGGACATGCGTGGCTATACGACCAACACCAACCTGATAAAATCGGCAACAGTTCGCCAGATCAACCTGTGGATCAGGCTTCTCTAATGGTGTAGCGACATTACCTATCTCTAGTTGGACACCCCATATGTTGATGGTTCCAGACTGCACACCGATGGCACCTGCGCTGCCCACCATGCCGGACCCAGCCGAATACCATATGTTGAGCGCGGTGAAACTGTCGTTGTTCGTGCCAAAAGTCTTGCCGGAACTGCTTGGCATAGCGAATGTCAGCGTAGAACGCGTCCATGTCCCGGCACTGCTGCTCAATGTCACCACCTGGGGGGCCGTGCTGATCGTCGCAGAGGGTGCCCCGCCCGTGCCGAATATCTGACCTAGATTGATACCGAGTTTTATGTTCGCGGTGCCGGCATTGGCATAGAACGAGAGAGTAACCGCCTTCCCCGCCAGCCGCCTGATGTCTTCAATCTTATGTTGCATATATACGTAGTTGCTGGCCCCAGCCGCGCCGGTAAACACGCACTGCAACGCAAATCTGGCTGCTTCATCCCCTATGACGGCCCGTTCCCCGTCAGATAGCTGCGCTTGTGATATGCTTTGCGTATCACCCGCACCCAGTCCCGCTGTCCAACGATCCAATGTATAGCCACCAGCAGCAAACGGCCCCGCACCACGCTGGGCTACATTGAACAGTCCATTATGAATTAGGTTACGTCCTACATTCCCATATGGACTAGCCACTGCCTGTGTTGAGCTAGCACCTATCCACTTATCACCATCCCACTTGAACACTGTTCCATTAGGAGCAGTGATTGTGCTGCCAACGATAGGTGCGTTAGGGAAGTCGAACATTACTTCTTGGCCTCTGTAGCTATTGGTGCTTCAGGTGCAGGATCAGGCTCGTTGCCTGCTTCCTTCCATTCCAAGAACAGTTGGTAGTCTCTGTTCGCTGGATCGAATGGAATGAATGCTCCATCCGACATGCGCTGCACGGTCTGCATCGTCATGCCAGGAAGCTGTGCGACCAATTGGTATTCGCTTGCCATGTTGTCCTCACAGATCAGCGGATGCGGTGAAGGTGCCATCTAGGACATAGATGCCCACCACGGTGTTCGTGGCTGGGTTGTAGGCTGCGTTGGTCACGCCCACAGTTGAACCGCTGCAACCACTCTGGACCGTAAATGTCGGAACCACGGTAGGCGTGGCGCGCATGGGGACCGGAAACAGCATAGCTACCCCATAGCTTGTCGCCGCACCGGAGTAGCCACCATAGTGGAAATACACAGTCTGATAGAACCGCTGGCAGTTCGCCAGATCAACCTGCGGGTCAGGCTTCTCTAACGGTGTGACAACACTACCGATCTCAAGCTGCACGCCCCATAGTTGGATAGTGCCAGATTGCACGCCGATGTTGCCGGCGATGGCGTTGCTGGTGGCCCCCGAAGAATACCAGAACTCTATTCTGGTGTAGTTATTAGCCGCTGTCCCAAGCGTTTTACTCGAAATGCTCGGCACCGCGATGGTTGCTGTATATCGCGCCCAACTCGTGCCCAACTGAATAGCGATACCAGTTGACAGAACTTGCACTGCGGCTGATGGCGATCCTCCAGTGCCAAAGTCCTGCACCATATTGATACCAAGTTTCAACGCGCTCCCAGCCACCGCCCAGAATGAGACGGTGACAGTCTTGCCAGCTAATCGCCGCACGTCCTCCATACGATGTTGTATGGTCGTCAACGCACCAGCCGCCGCGTTGCCAGTCACCACTGTCTGCATACAAAAGGCCGCAGCCTCATCACCTATCTGGGCACGATTGGCGTCTGCCAGAACAACTTGATTGACAGTTACGGTATCGGTTACAGACTGTAGTAGCCATCGGTCCAATGTGAATGCGCTGACTGTCCACGGCCCTGCACCACGCTGCGCCACATTGAACATCGAGTTGTGGATCAGATTACGTCCTACATTACCATATCCTGTCACTTGCCCAGGTGTTGCACTAGTCCACTTAGCACCATCCCATGACCACACTACGCCATCAGGACTAGTGAATTGCTGACCATTAGTAGGTGATGATGGGAAGTCCAGGGCCATGTCAGAGGTCCGCCGATGCGGTGTAGTTGCATTGCACCAGACAGGTTCCTGCTACTGCTGCTGTGCCAAGATTATAAAGACCAGTGACGCCCAGTGCGGCCAAGCTAAAGCCAGCGATATTGCTGCCGCTGTTGGTCCCGGCAACCGTAGGGGCGGCACGCATCACGGTAGCGAACTGTGCAGAAGTATTGAACCCCGCCCCGGCCCCCTGATAACCCTGTAGAAACAGGTATCCGGTCTGATAGAATCGTTGGCAATTAGCTAAATCAACTTGTGGGTCTGGCTTATCGAGTGGTGATGGCTGCGTCTGCCCAGGTGCAGCGATCTCTAGCTGCACGCCCCAGAGGTAGACGGTGTTAGATTGCACACCGATATTGCCTGAACGCGCTGCATTCGGAGCGCCCGCTCCCGATGAATACCAGATATTGAGTGCGGTCGAGTGATCGTTGTTTGTGCCGAGCGTCTTGCCTGTGATGCTGGGTAGAGTAAACGTCAGACTATAGCGCGCCCACGTCGTGGCCAACGTCACTGACTGGCCGTTGCCGTAGACCGCTGCGCTAGGCGATCCACCCGTGCCGAATAACTGATCCAGCGAAACACCAAGTTTTGGCGTGCCAGTGTTCGCTGTGGCCCAAAAGCTGATCGTAATCGTCTTGTTCGCTAGGCGCCTGACATTTTCGATGAACTGGAATATTTCAGTCTGTGCTGCTGCACCCGCATTGCCAATGAATACGTTCTGCAAGACGTAATTCAGTTCCTCGTCACCAACTGCCGTGCGCGTTCCATCGACAGCCGCAACCTGTGTGAAGCTGGCAGTGTCGAGATTGATGAACACTCGCCATCGGTCCAGCGTATATACGTTCGTTGTCCACGGCCCCGCGCCACGTTGTGCCACATTGAATTGCCCATTGTGGATGAGGTTGCGCCCGCTGTTATTCTGCGCCGACGCTGCCTCAGCCTTGGTCGCTACATTAGCCAGCCCTGGTACATTCGTAGCAGCCACATACGCACTACTGTTACCATCATTATACTTGATGTACAGTTGTCCTGCTTTGCTGTCCCACCACAGCCCACCACTATCCAACACAGGTGGTGTATCAGAGATAGTGGCCAGTGCTCCACTGCCACTGGTGTTGGCTATCACCCACTGATTGCTGTTCGCATCATTGTATCGTACGAACAGTTGTGCATTCGTGCTATCGAACCACAGATCCCCCTGTGTAGGAACAAGCGGTGGCGTGTCCGACACGAGGACTGTTGTGCCACCACTACCACTCTCTTGTTCAAATCGTATGTCCACATACTGTTTAGTCACAGCATGCATCGGTGCTGTTGGATCAGCCCACAATGAGAGTGGACCCTGCATGATCCCACCAGTCAGTGGTAGGAATGCTCCATGTAGTGCTAGACTGTAGTTGAAGTCTACATACTGTTTGGTCGCTGCCTCCAGTGGTGCAATAGGATCACCAACCATCGTCAGCCTACCAAGCATGGTATCGCCAGTGCGCTGCACCTTCTCACTGAATGCTAGATTGAGCTTGTCAGCACGCAGAGGGTTCTCACCTCTGAAGAAGATGACATCACTCATGCCAGTGGATCCTCATCCAGTACGAAGTATGTGCTGTCAGCAGCCATTGCACTCTCATCCATGCCTGCACTTGGATCAAGCAGTATGGGATGTGTGTTGTATGCAGCCTTGATACGCTTCCTTCTGTTCGTAGCCAACACCTGATACTTGTTCACCTGTGCAGGTATGGTTCCATCATCCACTGCATACATCCAGCAGACATCGTAGAGGATGAGTAGCCTGTCGAGCCATATCTTGTCTGCACTAGCCATGGGCAGCACAGGACGCTGCCGAGTCATCGCTGTCACGTTGCCAGCATAGCCAAATGGCAGTACACAGAATGGTCTGTGCGTAGTGGTCATACTTGGCATGACGTAGCGTGCTGATCCACCACCACCGTTGTTGCCTAGTGCATGTGGATTGCCAAAGCCTGTCCACACAGGCAGCTTTCTATGACTGCCCTCTGGGAACACAGCTAGGATGTCTATCCACTCATCGATGAAGTTGATTGGTCCCTGCAAGTCAACAAGCGGTATGCCTGTAGCACCATCGATGCCCACTGTCTGATACCAAATCAGTTGTGGCCACCACATCTCTTCTAGTTCTAGCAGCACAGCATTCTGTGTGTACTGCGTCATACGTGGAGTGGAGTATATCTGTGTAGCCTGTCCTGGCACCTGTGACAGTTCAGTGATGGCACTATTCACTATGTCATTGACAGTGGCTGCTTGTGTCCCAGACATGCTTCACTCCAAGGAGAGAAGCCCTAGTCCGATACGGGCGTAAAAGACTAGGGCCTCCTGCCATAACAGTCGTGCGTAGTGAAGGGTTACGCCGCGAACTGTTTGACTCCGTGTAGACCACCATGGTACAATGTGTTTACATCATTCACACAGTCAAACACTGCTGAGATGACATTCACACCATTCAGTGCTGTGGTGGGCGTGTAGATGCCACGGGGATCACCTGTTGTAGCAGTCTGCGGATCAGTAAGCACTGCTGCAACCAATGTACCTGCTGCTGCCACTGCTCCATTGGCAACCTCGTACTCGACGCGCAGGGCTTTGTAAGGCAGTCCAAGTGCAGTGCCCCAACCCACGCTGATGGTGCCTGCATTAGCAGGACACACGACTGTATCGACATATTTGAATGCCTTCTTGGTGTTGACACCAGTGGCACTGGTCATTGTTACATCCTCACGGATGTTCTGACCAAGGTAGTCTGCACCATACACCTGCACCACAGTCGTGTTGGTGGTGGATGCAACCAACTGAATGAGACGACCCCACGGTGCATCGATCAACTGTGCATTCTGTACACCAGTGCCATCCAGTGTAGTCACTGCACCTGCACTCAGTGCAGAGGCATTGAAGATGTTGGTTGCAGATGCAGCAAGAGGAGCACCGAATGGCACTCGCGTAGGACCATTGCAGTTCACTTCATCTGCGAACTGCATCCCTTCTACAAACATGTTGATCCGACGAGGGAAGAACGTCGGAGACGGCATTACGGTAGTAGCCATTACTCGATGTCTCCTTCTAGTGTAGCCAACCCACCAGTGCTACGACCACGCCCTCTCACTAGCGATGACTCGACTAGCTCCTTGGGCGTAGGATTGTAGCCTTGTGGCACCATCTCACCTGATGCCATGTCTACGAGCGGTGGTGCTTCAAGGATGCCCACACGACGCAACTGCTCATGATCATCTGCTGCGATGAACACGCTGTGCTTCTGTGGGAAGTAGACCATGTATCCCTCAGTGAACTCTTCCACTACAGGGACCATCTTACGAGTGATGATGGCCTTGTCCTTCAACGCACCTACCTGTCGCACGTCCTCACTGATGTGGATGACTGTCCGTGTGAACTTGCCTACTATCTTCTCAGCCTGGAATGCAGGCTTGATGTCTGCCTCTGCCATTACACTTGTTCCCAAGTAGCATCAGGTGAGTCAGGAGGCATCTGCTCTGCATCCTTGCCTTCATCATTGTAGTGAGTAGCACCATTCACATCCTCTACCCACTCCTGGCTACCATCCTGCCAGTACATGGGAGGATCACCACCATCACAGATGACCCATGAGTGTGTGCCTTCTGCTCCACCATCAGGCGGTGGTGTCTCTTCACCCGGCTGTGGCAATGCATTGTCAGGCCGTAGTCCTGCATCCACTGCTGCTTGGAAGCGTGACTTCACTTCCTCAGATGCAGTCTCACGCAGTGCCTTGCGTAGTGCATCACCGCTCTCATCATCCAACACCTCACCTTGTGACTCAGTGAGAGCGTAATGCGTCATGCTATTCAGTGTCGTCGGTGCCTGTGCAACTGGCATGTCGTCCTCCTAGTTCGTCAACACTGCATGTGTGCGATAAGCTCTCCAAAGGCACCACTGACCCTGCCACACTACACGACTGCCAACTGCATCCGTGTTCCACGGCGCGGTGAGTTCCTTCACCTTCATGTTCACGCCACGCAGCATGTGCAGACGCAGGTAGGTGTCATTGATGAAGTATGCGTAATTGACTGGGCAATCTTCGTCATACATCAGTGGAATGCCATTGTGCAGACAGCCCTCGAAGCCAAGGTCAAACATACGCTTGCCTGCCTTGCCTTCAGTCAGTGGCATTGTGAACTTGTCACGCACTGCCTGCCTGTAGATGCGGTAGATGTTACGACCACACAGGATCACAGATGGTCTGTCACCCTTCAGTGTGAGGTCCATCAGGATGTCATCGAACACTTCTTCAATGTTCGTGCTATCGATGCCACCAGCGAAGTTATACGCTGAGGTGCGCCACTGCGTCTCTACAGCCCTGTTGATACCACCCAGCGAACCAGTCGTAGGATCAGTTGGGATCATTGCCAACAGACCATTGGGATCAGTGCCACCACCGAAGCCATACAGGTATGTAGAGAATTTGTCCTTGATGGACTCCTCAAGGACGTTCATCTTCTCCTTCATCAGCTTGAAGATGGCTGCCTCACCTTTGTTCTCATCCTCTTCCTGATTGGAGATGATGACGGTGCCAGCCACTCGGCTATAACCATATTCGACTGTGGTGAACTCGTCGGTCTGGTTGACAGGTAGCGGAGAATAGTACCTGTACGACGTGATATTAGGGTTACGGCCCACAGTGAGTGGGTTGGTGATGTTGTAACCACCATCCTCGTACTCGACACGATCATTGGCAAACACCCATGCCATCAGCGAGTTGGACTTGATGCTAGCCATCACCAACTTACGCCTACTCTTAGTCAATGTGCTGTGTAGCACATCGTTCATGATACCATTAGCGACACCGAGGGCCATAGCCTACTCCATCAGTTGATACGTACACCACTTTCTCGCATCGCTGATCCGATGATGTCAGACCATGATGCGCTCTCATTGAACTGCTGTCCTGCACTGCCATTCAGTTGAGTGGCATTACCACGAGCAGCACCACGTCCTGGCATGGGACGTGTATCCACTTGCTGTGTAGGTTGCTGATGTGTAGGCTGCTGACTCTGCTGTTGTAGCGCAGCGATCTGCGCCTTCAACGGCTGTGTCCAATCCAGGCCATTCTCGTGTGCCCACCGGATCATCTTGGTATAGGCAGTCTGAATTGGCAGTCCAGGCTGAGCTTGGAGCATCTCGGTCAGAACGTCAAGGTTCGAATTGGCCTCCTGATTGTCCTCTAGGAAGCCATTCAGTTCACGCTCTGCCTGTTGTCGTGCCTGCTGTTGTTGTGTTGACTGCTGATGTTGCTGCGTGATGGGAGCCATCTTCTGATCCATCATCCTAGCGATGGCTGTCATATCCATGCCTGGACTGACACCTTGCTCTAGGAATGGGATCGGATAGCCCTTCGCCTTCACCTCTGCTACTAAGTACTCTAGTGTCCGCACAGGATCACGCATGAAGTCAGACATGACTCTCATGGCGACCATCTGATCTTCTGGCTTCACATTCAGCCTTGCAGCTTCACGTGTCACTTCATTCACTGACTGCACAAAGCCATTCAGTTGCTGCACTTGTTGTTTCAGAGTGCTGTTCTCTCTGAAGTGTCGCTGCCCTTCCTCATATATGTGGCGCTCAACACCACCCTTGGCTACTGTCCTACCAGTAGCAGGATCAACTAAGTCCCTAACACGGGGATTATCAGCGTTGGGCTGTTCGATAAGGCCATCGTGTCTACGCCTGAACGCTTGTTGCTTAGGCTGTTCAGTTCCACTGCCATCGCTACCTGCCTGAGTAGGAGGCGCTGACGTAGTGGCACCACTCTCACCTGTGCCAGACGTTTGCGATGCATCGCTTGTTGTACTCGTATCTGCGCCATCTGCATCATCCTTGAAGTCAGGTATCGTGCTAAGGATTGAGTCCTCAGTGCTATTGGTTCCACTCATGCTGCTGCTCCTTGTTGCTGACCACCTTGCTGAGCTAGCATCTGCTTGAATATCTCAGCAGGTGGCACACCTTGTGATAGTGCCTGTCCAATTGCTTGTAGAACAGGTGGTGGTAGCTGCGACAACGCTTGAACAACAGTAGCGGCCACTTGCATACCACCACCTGCCTGCGGTGCGCCATTGCCCTGACCAGCAGATGGGGAGGAAGGCCCACCGCCTTGTCCTGGCGCACCACCTTGTTGCGACTGAGCCATCATTAGCACTTCCTGCTCAATCGCATCCCAATCCTCTTTGCTAATCATGAAATCATCGAATGCCTTGCTCATCATGGTGAGCGTTGCCTTCAATGAGCTAGCTGGTGCAGCACGCACATACTGAGACAGCACCTGACCGATCTGCACTGCCTCTTGCTTCTTCTGTTGTGTAGTCAGCTTCTGCGTGCTTCCTCCAACAATGCTGACTGACATCTGCTGAAAGTCTCGCAGGTTGTCGAGCGGTCGCCAGAACGGTGCAACGTCCATACCAGTGAGTTGGCTTGCAGTCTCCGTGTCCATAAACCGCAAGCACAACTGTGCCAGTTTCCAGCCAACATCTCCAATGGCGTCTTCAATGGCGTCAAGGCGCATATCCATACGCATGTTGCCCATTGTGGAGTAATAGTCGATAGCTTTGTTGGTGGTGTTGGTCTTGAACTGTCCTCCACGCTCCACCTCATTCGTAGAAGCGATGCGATCCACAGACTTGTACAAGTCCTGCTTGTCAAACAACTGTACAAAGTTCATGCTGGGCGGCAACAACGAGAAGATCATCTTGCTAGGATCAACACCCTCTGGCACATCCAGTGGTGTGGCCGTAGCGTCAGGCCCCTTCAGTATCTTATCAACAGTGTCTTGGGTGAGGCCCGAGTTCTTGTTATAAAAGATGTTACGTCGCGCCCAAAGGAGTGCTCTACGACGCTCATCGTTGATTTCGTTAATCTGATCTTGCTGGTCGAGATAATAGCTAACCTCTCCCTTGGCGTAGACCGAGACGGGATTATCGTGGAACCACAACGGAGTGAAAGGGTAGAAGCCCTGTAGTTGATAGGGATCGTCCCATACCCAAATCGGCCATTTCCACGAATTGTCTGCATATAACTCCACCCTCCGTGTGGTCTTGTCCCACACCTTCCACACCTTGGTGTAGCATGCCTTGTCGTACTCATCCTTGCTACGATACCCATGTGAGTCGTAGGTCGTGTTCTTACTGAACAGTGTGAAGTCGTCTTCACCACCATCCCCACTGCTACCTGAGTTCAGCACATGCGTAGGTTCGAAGATACTCCTCACTTCATTCTTGTCAGGATCAGCCTTCTCACCATACACTGCATTGATGTACTCAGTGGATAGCAATTCCCCACTCATCACCCAATTGCAGTCATTCATATACGGATCAGTGCCATTGGGATCACGCAGCAAGTCATGAGGCAACACCACCTTCAGTGTTGGACCACTGGGTTGTAGGAACTCGATCTTCTGTTCCAGTGCTTGTAGCTTGCCCTCCACCTCTCTAATCGCCTTGTCGTCCTTGGCTGTAGCCAACTCATTCGATAGCGTCGTCAGATCAGACATGGCCTGTTCACTGCTCATGTCTCGCTTCACGTATCCACTTTCGAACCATGCCTGATTGGTCAGCAGTGCGATCAGGACATTCTTCTTGGCCTTCGTCTTGATGTTCACACCAGGGCTGAATTTCATTGCGAACAGCACACCGATCAACTTCTGTAGACAGCGTGCGAATGCATCCACTGTCTCATCGACTTCTTCACTCAGTGTGGGTGTCGCACTCACTGACACGATGGGATTCTTAGCGTATAGCTCAGGCACCTGTGCAGTGACATTCGAGAAGACTATGTTCTCAGTAGTACTGAATACGTCGTTAAGACGACGAGCACCAGCGCGATTACCAGCAGTACGACCGCCGCTGCCATCACGATGATCTTGCTGATCATGGTTATAATATCGTATTGCTTCATCCCATGCCTCAGTGAGATCATCCATCGCCTTCTGGGCCTGATCACGTCTACTTCTCCACACGCCACCACGCTTGCTGCTCACTGGGATGCGGCTATCAGGCATCATCTTATAGACAGGAGGCGCTACCTCTTCAGCAGGGAGTCCCATACCATCAGCAGCGAGTGCCTGCTCTAGTGGATCAGGTGCAGGAGTGAATGTTGGATCGTCTTCATACGTGCCATTGCCACTCATATGTCTATTCCATTGCCACTCTTAGCATTGCCACGCATCAGTGGCATACTGGGATCGGTTGCCCAGTTGTACTCATCAGTGTTTGGTATAGGACCACGTAGAAACATCTCTCCATCATCCTCACCTGGGACGTATGGCATCCGTCGCGATGCACCTAGTGCACCTTCAGTCATGGAGCGCCACTTGTCAGGTGGAGGCATCTCACCTTCAGCAATGGGTGCGTACTGCTGTGTTTCCTGTCCTAGCCAATCCTCAATCATAGGACCAAGTGGTGATCCATTGAATGGTTGTGCTTCATCAGGTACTGGTCGCTGGGCACCAAGCACCTTACGGATGATGTCATCGAATGTGCCTGCCATCACTTGTACTCATCTGCTTGCTGCTCATGCAGGTTCTTGCCAAATGCCTCAGCATTCTCAGGTGTGTCGAAGATGCCCAGGTGCTGTCCTGTCTGATCGTAGTAGGCTATCGCTTCATCAGGTGTCATGATGCGACCATCTGCTGCGGTAGGTATCAGCACACTGCGTCCATCATCTGTGAAGTTCATGGACCGCACAGTTGCATATCCACCATCCACAGGTATCTTCTGTCGATTGTGTACATCGATGTTGCCTGGGACAACAAGGCCAGGAGCAGATGGCTGTTCATCAGTCAAGCCTTGCTCTAACATCGCTTGGCGAATGATGTTGTCAAATGAGCCAGCCATTACGGCAGTCTCCAGTGCCCCAGACCTCCAGCACTGAACAGCAAGAAGATGACTATGATCAACACCACTACACCGATGATGCCAAAGCCACTAGGGCCATAGTGTCCACCACGATACCCATAGTAGCCACCTCCTAGACCACCGAACAGCAACACGATGACAAGGATGATCAGGATCAAACTCATGGTGCTCTCCTGCCTGTCTTCTGTCTGGCGTCGATGCCTTCTTGGATAGCATCGGCGTCTGACTTGCGATTGGTGGTTCTCTCGTATGATCGCAAGTCTTGCCTACCTTTCAGAGACTTCCTAGCGAAGTCCTCGTACTCAGCATCGAGCTTCCTGTATTCTTCCATCGCCTTGAATGGATCATCCTGATTGAGTGCAGCTATCTTCTTGTCTCGCATGCTACGCAGGATCGGCACATTGGCTTGATCTGCAATCTCTTGATCCGATAGCTGCGGAGGTGTCTGGTATCCACCTGTCTCTGGTGCCACTTCATAGTAGTACTTGAAGTCTCTTACAGAGTCAGGTGGTATCCTTGCACCAGTCGTACCTGGGTCAGCCTCAAAGTCTGTAGTCTCCATCAGCTTCTTCTGCCTACCAGGGAAGCTATCGAAGCTATATCCACGTGGTGCAGGAGCAGGCGGTGCAGGTTGTGGCTTGG